TAATATTTTCAGTTTTATCAACTAAATAAAATAAAGGAGTAAACTTGAAACAATATAGAAAGAAACCAAACTTTGAAAGGACTGAAGGTCTACACGTAATTGTTAGGGATAACAATGTAGATAAGGCCATGAGGAAGTTAAAAAGAATGGTTAAGAATGCTGGGATTCTACAAGAAATAAAAGAACGACAGTTTTTTCAAAAGCCATCAGAGAAAAAAAGACTTGCTAAAAAAGCAGGTAAAAAAAGGTGGTTAAAAAAAGTTGCACAAATGGAACATGAGTATTGATGAATACGCAGAATACGAAAAACTAAAACGCAAATCTAGAACTGATAATATGTCAATGAGAGTCAAAGACGTATTACGATTTTTTGATTTGAAGGAAAAATTTAATGACAGACAACATAATAAAAGGACCGTGGAAAAGAGTGGTGACAATATCACCAGAAGAAAATAGTAGGGTTCGTGAAGACATAGAGTTCGTAGAGGAACTTGCAGAAAGTATCGTGGTTAATGCGATTACAAATTTTCAAGAGAATGGTATTGATGTAACATCTGGCACAATGAAAATGTACATACCATTTTTAAATGAATGTGTCAGAGCAGTCTGTTATAAAGATATGGGTTACAAACATATATTAAATGACCTTGTTGAAAAGATTATGACCGAAAAATCTGTTGACAATAACTTAGATATATCGTATCATAGCGTTAATATAGATAAAGTAAAAGAATTGACAGAGGATAAATGATAATACTTGATATGAATCAAATCTCATTGGCAGGTTTGATGATGCATTTGAATATGGAAAAGACGGATAAACCTGATGTTGGTATGGTTCGTCATATGATACTTAATTCAATACGTATGCATCGTCAAGAGTTTAATGAAGAGTATGGTGAGATTGTTTTGGCATATGATAGTAAACATTATTGGCGTAGAGATTTTTTTCCACACTATAAACAAAATCGTAGAAAAGCCAGAAGTAAAGATAGTAAAGATTGGGAATCTATCTTTGAGTGTCTTAATAAAATAAAACAAGAAATAAAAGATTATCTGCCTTACAAAGTAATTGAAGTGCATGGTGCAGAGGCAGATGATGTCATAGGAACTTTAGCAAAAAAATATCCCGATGAAAAAATTATGATAGTTTCAGGTGATAAAGATTTTATTCAATTACAAAAATTTTCTAATGTATCACAATATTCACCTATACTAAAAAAAACTATAAATGGTGAGGACCCAAACGAATATATAAAAGTACATATATTAAAAGGTGATTCGTCTGATGGCATTCCGAATGTTTTATCAAATGATAATGTGTTTGTTGAAGGTCTAAGACAAAAACCACTTAGTAAAAAGAAAATAGAAGCATGGAAAGATGGCAACTTTGATAATACTATGGCAACTGATGAAGTAGTTCGTAATTATAGTCGTAATAAAAATCTTATAGACTTAGAATGTATACCAGTTGATATTCAAACAAATATTCTCAAAGAATTTTCAGAAGCACCATGTGGCGATAGAAGTAAAATGTTAACTTACTTTATCGAAAATAAACTAAAAGAACTAACTGACTCAATAGGAGATTTCTAATGAACAAACCATTACCTGGCACAGTATTGAATTCTAGTAATTCATTATTATTTTCAGAAATACTAGACAAAGTGCATAAAGCAAAAACAAAAGAAGAAAAAGTAAGAATACTAAAATATCATGATAACCAATCATTAAGAATGGTTATTAAATCATCATTTGATCCTAAAATAGAATGGGTTCTACCAGTAGGAGATGTACCATTTAAACCAAACGATGCACCTGCTGGAACTGAACACACAAGATTAGCATCAGAGGCAAAAAAATTATATCACTATATTAAAGGTGGTGATAATGATACACCACAATACAAAAAAGAACTTATGTTTATACAATTGTTAGAAGGTCTACATGAAACTGAAGCAAAACTTGTTATAAACGCAAAAGATAAAAAGTTGCATCAGATCTACAAAGGATTATCTAAAGAAGTTGTAAAAGAAGCATTTGGTTGGAATGATGAATTTGCGAAAGCATGAGAATAGGTGAACCATATTTAATTAAACAACCACCATTTAAAATAAATGTAGATGGTGGAAGTAAAGAAGATGCAAAAACAAATGATAGTAGTGGTCATACTGCAAGAATATCTGAGATACGTTGGATAAATGATAGACCAACATTAGATAGATTTTTAGAATATACTAAACTGGTTAATAAAGAAGCTGGATGGAATTTTCAAATAGATGGCATAGAACCACTACAATATACAGAGTATGGGGCAGGTGGAGAATATGGATGGCATATTGATCAACACACAAAACCATATGCAGATAATCGTATTAGAAAAATATCATTTTCATTACTTTTGAATGATAATTATGAGGGTGGTGATTTTGACTTAGAATACGGTCATCCTAGTAAAGAATTAAGACATGCGACATTCCGTCTCGGTAAAAATGAGGCAATATTCTTCAAATCAGATTTTTGGCATCGTGTAAACCCAGTAAAATCGGGCATTCGAAAGAGTCTTGTAGGGTGGATTTTAGGGAAAAATTATTAAAAATAACCCTTGACATATACCTCATTTCGTGGTATTATATAGTAAGAATGAGAGGTACTTATTATGCAAACAGTAAATAAATCAGCAAACACAATCGAAGAAGGATTTGAGTTTCTAAAGGAAGCTGCAATCCAAGATTATAAAGAATTTATCAACAATGAAAATATGATAAAAGAATATGAAGACAATATTCAATTAGAAGTTGGTGGTTCTAAATTTTTTAAAATTACTACAGGTAGATCAAATCAGAGATCAGTTTTTGGTTTCATTGTAAAAGAAGATATGTTCACACCTGGTGGACAACCTCAGTTTAAGAAAGGTGATATTCTTAAAGCTGCATCATGGAAAGCACCTGCCAAGAACAGAGCAAGAGGTAATGTTCTTTCAGGTAATTATCCTATTCAATGGACTGGTCCTTTATATTTAAGTTAGGAGGTGACTATGATTAACGAAACTTTAACAGTATTTGTACATATCGGAATGATAGGTTTTACATTATATTTTATAAAAGAGTTATTTTCCTAATGAACAGTTTGACACTTGCGACCTCTCAACCTCATCATCACAATAGCAAGTGTCGTGGTCACTATAAATATATGATGAGACAATGTGAATGTGACCCAAAGGGGGTTAACAGTTTTTGTTTAACCCCCAACGCAAATAGGAGAGGTAAGATGAATACTGTAGATGTAGAGGGTGGCACTAAAAAACAAAGACGACTTGTTGAGAATTTAGTTAATTGGTGTTATAATAGATTGACACCAAGACACAGAACTATTCATGTTAATGTAGAATTGACTACAGATATCCCTATCGATGGTGAGTGTTCTAGGGGTGGAGAGAGAAACGAGTTTGATATTATAGTTTATAAGAAACTAAAAGATGATGATTTTATTACAACAATACTACACGAGATGGTACATGTTATGCAGTATGCAACAGGTAAGATGAAAGATTTAAATAACGAAGGTTCCACAGTTTATTGGCGAGGATACAATTATTCTAATTATGAGTATCGAAGACAACCGTGGGAAAGACAAGCATATCGATATCAAGAAATATTATTAAGAGAGTGGAAAAAATATGTGGGAAGCAATAAATGTTGCCGTTGTGTGTCTAGCACTTAACGTCTATCACGAGGCAAAAAATCAAGATATAGACGGCATGTATGCCGTTGCAGATGTGGTCATGAATAGAGTTGAGGACCACAGATACCCTAACACTGTATGTGGTGTTGTCAAACAAGGCCCAACTAGAGAGTCTTGGAAGACTAGAGAAACACCTGATCCGAATGATGCAGTATATTACCCAATAAAACATAGATGTCAATTTTCGTGGTATTGTGACGGAAAAGATGATACACCATATAATCCACAGGCATGGCGTATCGCAGAATCAATCGCAGAAACCACACTAAAATATGGAAGTTTAGTTAATACAATGGGTGCGACACATTATCATGCAGATTATGTACAACCATCATGGGCAGAAACTAAAACAAAAACAATGAAAGTTGGAAGACATATATTTTATAGGTGGGAAAAATGACAGAATTTACGTCTGGTATATTCAATATTATAAAAAAATCAAGTCTAATTTTGGCCTTGATTTATACAATTGGTCATGTTATAATAGCAATGACTGTTGTATCTGTATTGACGGGTGCGAGTCTGTGGGAGGCAGGTGCAGTTGCATTAATAGAACCTATAATAAACGGATGTTGGTTTTATATATTACATAAATTAGTATTTAAAAATGATTAAACAATATTCAGTATTTCAAAGAAAGAAAGTAAATAAGTTACCATTGACACCTTCATTGCAAAAAGCAAGAGAAGAACACGAAAGATATTTAGAGTCAATAGGTTATAAAAAAACACCTAGATCAGAATTTACTGCATTCAATGATATTAATACAATATTTAATTCTACAAGAAAAATACAAAAGATTTCTAATCCTAAACCTTTAACACATATGGGAAACGGTGCTCCAAAAAGAAAATCAGTCAAACATAGTTTTACAGTGGCACCTGCATATAATAAAGGTGCATATCAAGTTATACATGAAAATGATATTAAAGATATAGGTAAATGATAGAATTTGATTATAATCTAGATTACAAAAATATATTATTTGAACCTAATGATAAAAGGTATAGAATAGGTAGAGGCGAACAAGGTGTATTATTAGTTCGACCATATACAAATGACATATGCCAACATTGGAAATTTAGAACACCAAGAATCGCAGAGATGAGTGCAAAAAAAATATATGGCATGTATGAACAATATAAAAAAGATGATGATTTTGTTGGTATGGATATGTGTAGAAAGTTTTTAGAAATGGGATTTACCCGTGCAAGACGATATGCAAACCATAAGAGTGGTAGGAAATATAATCGTGACGGAACTATTAAACCACAGGCAAAAGACGCTCTAACAAGTAAAAAAGCGGTATCAGCGAGGATATTTAAGGAGTTCAGAGATAGATTGACAACTGATCCAAAATATGTTACGATGAGAAAAGAGTGGCGAGATAATGAACATATTTGAATTACATGAAAATCCAATAGAGTGTGCTAAGATGCATTGCGACAAACATATTGTCAAAATGCCTATTGAGTATGCTCAACTATTATCTACGGCACACAGAGTTTTAGACGGTGAAGAATATATTGGATCTACAAAGACAGGTCGTAAGGCAAAAAGATATAGACTGTTTGATGATAGGGAAAAAAATTTATACATGGCATCTCATATCAAACACCCAGATGGTATTTGGGTAAGACAGTCATCAGGTAATTATTATAAATTATTTTTTCTTTATATGGCAGTTTTAAAAGAGTTTACACATAGATATGGAAAACAACATGGTGCATCAAGACCATCATTTTGGTTACAAAAGTCACCAAACAATATTACAAAAGGAATTGTAACTGAATTACCACAATGTATGCCAGATGATTGTAAAACAGATAATGTAATTGACGCATATCATAATTACTATATACACTATAAAAAAGATTTTGCTACATGGAAAAATCGTAATACACCAGAATGGTATTCAAATGGACTTAAAAACTAGACTAATAGAAGTAATAAAAAAAAGCACAGGTGAAGAAATAAAAATGAATTCACATTTTATTGATAATTTAGGATTTGATAGTTTAACAGTGGTGGAGATGGTTATGAATATGGAAGATGAATTTAATATTGAAATAACTGATGATGAAGTATCTAAATTATCTACAGTACAAACTGCATATGATTTACTAGAAAAGAAAAATATTTAATGCCCACATATATTCTTAGAAATAAAGACACTGATGAACAACATGAAGAGTTTTGTACGTGGACTGAACTACAAGATTTATTATCGAAAAATCCTAAATATGAACAGATGCCAACGGCAGCTGCTTTGGTAGGTGATCATCTTATGGGAGTAGGTCCAAAGATAGATAATGGATTTAAAGATAATTTGACAAGGATCGCAGATGCTCACCCAGACT